GCTTACGAACCCGAAGCTGGTAAAATTGCAGTTGGTATGGTTACAATGAACAGAGTTAAAAAAGGATTTGAAAATTCTGTTTGTGGTGTAGTTAAACAGAAAACCAAAGAGACATGTCAGTTCTCGTGGTACTGTGACGCCAAAGCCAAAATGACATCGTATTATAAGAATACGCAGTTTAATGATAGACAAAAACAAGTTTATAAAGCATCGCAAGATGTAGCACTGTTTGTGTATATGAATCATGAGATAATTAAGGATAACACCAAAGGTGCTTTATTCTATCATGCTGATTATGTAAACCCACAGTGGAAATTGAAGAAAACTGTAACAATCGGAAGACATATTTTTTATACACCTTAAGAATGGAGTAGTTTGATGGCTAATATGATGCAAAAATTGAATTTAGATTTTCTGAAAGGTGGCGAAGATTCTAGTCATGGGTTTTATCTCCTTATGGAAGAAGTATCCTTGGCATCTGCTAAACCTGTCGTTGAGTGGATTCTAGAATCTAACTTCGCAGAGAATAAACCTGAGTTGTTGAACCTTTTGATTTGTTCTCCTGGTGGAGATTTAAATGCAGCGTTTGCTGTTATTGATACAATGCGTGGTTCATCAATTCCAATTAGAACTATTGGTCTTGGTCAGATTGCTTCGGCAGGATTGTTAATATTTGCGTCTGGATCGAAGGGGCAAAGAATTCTGACACCAAATACTTCTATTTTGAGTCACCAATACTCATGGGGTGCTTTTGGTAAGGAACATGAACTATTTGCTACTGTTAAAGAATTTGATTTAACGACTAAGAGAATGATTGCCCATTACAAAAAATGTACTGGTTTGACTGAAGTTAAAATTCGCGAAACTCTGCTTCCGCCACAAGATATTTGGTTATCAGCGGAAGAATCTAAAAAACTCGGACTATGTGATATGGTCAAGGATTTAAAATGAAAAAGTTTATTGAATATCTAAGATACTCTGGTGTTTGGATTGGGATCGTATTAAACCCATTCCACTGGCAACCAAAAATTGAAACTCGGGATCCTCTGTTTAGCGACATGAACCCCAACGGAAAATTATTATACATATCACTTGGTCCATTATGGATAAGGATAGTAATCGATGATGCAACTTATTAACAAAATAAAAGGATGGTTTATTATGACTGAAAGAAACTTACTTGTAGTATGTGTTACATTGGTAATTATGTCGGCTATTGTATCAATAGGATATTATCATGTTGCCCAAAATAATTTTATGTCAAGAAATATCGAAAATGGCATAGTTAAGGGAATTGATCCTGTAGCAGTCCGCTGTGCGTATGCAAATAGTAATGACAATGTTTGTGTTGCATATGCTGCTGGAAAGGACCATAGTTCCTCTCCTGTAAATAGGAAGTAATCTTGCAAATAACCCTATTGTTTGTAGGGTTATTAAAAATAATGCTTGACATTTAATCAATATTCAGGTATAATATATCTATGAATGTGATTAATGGATTATTATGATTATTATACATACAGGAATTAAGAAGTCCAAGAAAAGAAAACCCTCTGCTAAACAAAGGGAACTGAGAGATTCTTGGGAAAAGATGTTAAAGAAGTATGAATCAAAGAGTCGGACTCCGTCAAAAGACAAAGACCTCAGATCTACATACTCGCTTGGGAAACCTGCTTGTCGTGAGACACCTAAGATTCCAAGTCTTCCTTTCACTGGCGCACCATGCGTCAAGAAAGCAAACCCAGTTTATACTGGGAATATGGTAAAAGGTATTGGCACTATGCATAAATCAAATGCCGTGCCAATTTTTAGTGATGAGCAAGCAGTTGACATTGCGACCATGCGTCGTGGTTAAACTATACGGAGATTATACGATGGAATTGAGTAAACAAGAATATCTTGAGAAGTTTTCACTATGTGCTATGGACAGAGATTCTGAGTCCTTACAGAAAATTTACATAGCACTAATAAAACAACGAACAGTGTTAGATCGCTGGTTCGACAAATACCTTGATATGTTTGATCGAAAAATGTCACCTGATAATACAGATACACCAATCTGGAAACTTTATAAACAAAAATTAAATGAATACAGTGAACTCAACGGAGTTATTACAACAGCAAATGCTTACCTTACCAAACTTAAGAATGTTTGAAGATTCGAAATCCTTTTCGCTTTACATAGAACAAATGGCAAGAGATAAAAGATGCACTCATGTTGATGCCATCCTAGAATATTGCAAAGAAAATTTTATTGATCCTGAAGAGATTAAATCATTGATAAACAAATCTCTAAAAGAAAAGATGAAAATGGATTTTCAAAACAGCGGACATTTACCAAAAACAGCACAGCTTGATGTCTAAATTTTTGATTATACTAATCCCAATTGCTTTTGTAGTTGGGTTATGGAGTTTATTTTTCTCCATCATGCCAAAAGGTAATGTCATAGTTTATGATTGCACAATAGCAGAGATTTCTCCTGATATTCCAATTGAAGTGAAAAAGAAATGTAGGGAAGCAAGAAGTGGACGGATATAAAGCATGGAAATTATACATGGCTGTCAAGTTACACTTTACAACAACCAAGTATAATGTATTCAATAATCGTGGTCATGTAAAAGGTGCAAGAGATACATTCTATGCTCGTAATGATAGGTTTATCTTTGAACGATTATCAAGAAAGTTTCCAACAGAAAGAGATATTATTCAGTATTTCGTTGCTAATTTTGCTTACGATAATCCTGAGGTAGTTTATACTCAGTCTGAGGGAGATAGTAATCTAAATACATGGAATAAAAGAAAACAAAGTATTTCTCAGGTTTTTGAAAATGACTTGCATGTCATATTATTGCATCTTGAGAAAGAACGATTAACTGAGAACGATCTATATGAGGGAAGTGGTAGTAATTTGCCAGAACTGTTTAAACTGTTTCTTGGTGGATATATTACTATAGAAACTATGGTAATTCTTGATTCTTTTGTAAATTATCTTACAAGTATTTCTAGTAAAATAAATTTGCTTTGGAGCGAAGAATGCCTTAGAATAGAAAAGTGTAAGGGATTTATTAAGTTTGATCGAGATAGACTCTTGCAAGTATATGAGAACTTTAAACAGGAAACAGTAGAGTTGTAAAATGACTCAAAAGAAATATCTTCATTTTGAAGACGAGGTTGAGGTAAGGTCTAATCGAAAGGTTAAACATTCCACAAACCAAAAAGGTAAAGGTATGAAAGTACTAAATAGTTATGTTGAGGAATATTATGATGACGAAGATCTAGATTATGATTTCGAAACATATAATGAAGACGATAATACTAATACAAAAACACATTAATACATTTAATACAAAGGAAATACGATGGATATTCAAGCACTTCGCAAAATGCGCAACACAGATTTCGGTAAAATCACTTCCGAATTCGAAAAAATTGCTAACCCTGAATCTAGCGGTGGCACTAAATCCTACCAAGACGACCGTATCTGGAAATTAGAAGCTGATAAAGCTGGTAATGGTACAGCCACGCTTCGTTTCTTACCACGAGTAGAAGGTGATGAACTCCCATGGGTTCGTATCTTCAATCACTCATTCCAAGGTCCAACTGGTAAGTGGTACATTGAAAATTCTTTAACAACTTTAAACGAGAAAGATCCTGTTGGCGAATTGAATTCTAAATTGTGGAATTCAGGTTCAGATGCTAATAAAGAAATTGCTCGTAAGCAAAAGCGTAAACTGTCTTACATCTGTAATGTTTTGATTGTTTCTGACCCAAAACATCCAGAGAATGAAGGACAAGTTCGTTTGTTCAAGTTTGGTAAAAAGATTTTTGATAAAATTATGGACAAAGCTCGTCCAACTTTCGAAGACGAAAAGCCAGTTAATGTTTTTGATCTTTGGGAAGGTGCAGACTTTAAACTTCGCATGCGCAAGGTAGATGGTTATGCTAATTATGACCAATCAACTTTTATGGATCCAGCACCAGTATTTGGTGGCGATGAAGAGAAGTTAGTTGCACTTGTAAATAAGCAACATAAGTTGTCTGAGTTTTTAGATCGTAAAAACTTCAAGTCTTTTGAAGATCTATCTAAGAAACTTGCTGATGTATTAGATGGTGAGGGAACGCCAATTAAGTCTGCTGCTTCATTGTCAGAAGATGATAACTATGTTCCTCCAACTCGTACAGCTTCTGCGCCAGCAACTGTTGCATCAAAGCCAGTTACTGTTTCTAAATCAACTGATGATGACGAAGATGTAATGTCTTATTTTCAGAAGATTGCTGACGAAGCATAATAATGATTTTCATTAGTGTAGTTTAAATCCACACTTAGTTTAATTTTACTTTATTATGATAAGTAATTATGATAGGATTTTCTATCAATCTTGGAGATAACTATTATGTGGACTAAACCAACTGCACAAGAAATGAGATTTGGCTTTGAAGTTACGATGTATGTAATGAATAAGTAAAAAACTGGGGAGCTTCGGCTCCCCTTTT